CGGCAACGTAGGGATTGGGACGACTAGTCCTTCTTATAAGCTAGATATTAATGGCGACGCAAAGGTTGGTACAAATTTAGCAGTCGGGAATGTCTTTGGAAATAAAGGAACCAACCAAGGTATTAATTTTGAAGGGCCTACTACGGCACTGCAAACAGCTAGGGTTGATGCTGACGCTTTCAGATTTTACTTTGGAGGAACTGGTGGCGGTGGTGAGGTTTTCAGAATATTAGAAAACGGCAACGTCGGGATTGCAACAACCGCGCCTCAAACAGGATTACAATTATATAATACAACAGATGACACTACTGTTGGTGGTACTTATAAAAGCGCCATAAGACTAACAAGCAGTTATGGTACTACATTCGGCGGCGGTGGTGAATTACAGTTTGGATTACACCCATCTTCAGTTGGAAGAGACGTTTTATCAGTTATAAAAGGAACGTATTCAGCATATAGCTCAGAAAATTATGGCGGTGATTTAGAATTCCACACTAGAGATACAGACGGCTTAGGTCTTAAGCAGAGAATGACTATAGCGCATGATGGTAACGTTGGTATTGGTACGACTTCGCCTAGTAACTTACTTCATCTTTTAGGTAATAGTGCTGCAATTAGAATAGAAGAAAGCGGAGGTGCCCAAGTAAGGATGGCTGCTGGTGGTTCTACTGGATATATAGGTACATATACTAATCACGCATTACAATTTTTAATAGATACAAATACTGCGATGTATATTAATACTAATCGCAACGTTGGTATTGGCACGACTAGCCCAAGATCTAAGCTCCACGTAGAAGGCACAACAGGTAGTGTTCCCGGTATAGGCGTAGCGGCTTCAGCAGCTCAAATAGGTGGCTCAACGTATGGAACACTGTTTAGCACTTTAACAAGCGGTACAGGTGTTATACAACAAGGTAGATCAGATGGTGTTGCTCTAACTTTTCCTTTATTAATAAACCCAAATGGAGGTAATGTTGGCATTGGAACAACGAGTCCAGACGGCAAACTTCATATTGACGGTATATCTGACTCTGTTAGTGGTTTAGTTTTAGAGGCGTCAAATAATGGAGATAACAGATCTATTGATTTTCAAAATACAGCAGGAGCTTTAAGACTAGGTTTAGAATACGACAATGTTAATATAAACTTAGATATTGTTGATAGAAGCCGCAATAAGTTAGTTACATTTAGAGAAGGTGGTAACGTTGGTATTGGAACGAGCGCTCCAGCTTACCAGCTTCAGTTATCTTTAAACTCTGCTGCAAAACCAAGCTCTAGTCTTTGGACAGTGGTCTCTGACTCTAGGGTTAAAGAAAACATAAGGGATTATACAACAGGTTTAGAAGCAATACTTAAAATAGAACCTAAACTTTATGATTATAACGGTAAAGCTGGTTTTGAAAAAACAAAGGATAATATAGGTATTATAGCTCAAGACATGCAAGACATAATGCCTGAAACTATTAAAACTTACAATACAAAACTAAACGAAGATGATACAGAAGATACTGAATTATTAAATTTTGACGGTCACGCTGTAACTTTTGCTTTAATAAACGCTGTAAAAGATTTAAAAGCTGAGATAGAAGAATTAAAAAATAGAATACAAACATTGGAAAACAAATAAAACAAAAAACAAAAATTATGATAACTTACGATTGGAATTGCCAAACAGTAGACGTGCACCCTCAAGCAGAAGGTGAAACAAATGTGGTGTATAATGTGCACTGGATTGTAACAGGAACAAAAGAGGATTATTCAGCAACTAATATCGGAACTCAAGTAGTGCCATTAGATCCTGAGACTCCTTTTATACCTTTTGACGAACTAACTAATGAAATAGTTGTTGGTTGGACAAAAGACGCAATGGGTGAAGAGCAGGTTCAAAGTATTGAAGATAGTATAGCTTCTCAAATAGCTGAGCTAGAAGACCCTACGTCTATAACTATGACAATAGAAAATTAAAGTAATACGTAAACACGTAATACTTAACTATATGTTAAACACTTAAATTAAATAAAATGGCAAAGAAAATTAAAAAAGACGAATTAACTAAACTTCAAGATTTAGTAAAAAGCTACAATCAACATCAATTAAAACTAGGTGAGCTAGAAGTTGAAAAACACGGATTGCTACATAGTATATCAAATGTTCAACAAGAACTTCAAAAATTTCAAGACGAATTAAGAGAAGCTTATGGCGATGTTAGCATTGATATCAATGATGGCAAAATTGCAAAAAATGAGCCTAGTAAGGAAGATTAGTATAGGAAGAGACTATAAAAATGACGCCATGCACTATTCTGTTGGACAGGAAGTGTATGGTGGTCATATTATAGATAATATAATAGAAGAAGAAGATAAGTACTCTATATATATTAGAAAAAATAATGAGATATTGCCTTGGAAAGATTTTAATAAAAATATGGCAATTGCGGTTGAATACGATTTAGAATATTAATGAATAGTGTTTTTAATTTTATAGTTAAACCGTTTGACGAAAGAAATAACAATAAGATTAAAGTAGATGAATCTGAATTAATATTAAATACAGAAATGCAGAATCATCAATATGTAAGTAGACATGGTGTTGTAATAGCTACTCCACTCGCTACTTGCAGTGAAGTCAAACAAGGAGACGAAGTTATAGTACACCACAATGTTTTTAGAAGATTCTACGACGTAAGGGGTAAAGAAAAAAATAGTAAAAGCTATTTTAAAGAAGATTTATTTTTTGTACAACAAGATCAAGTCTATGCTTACAAGAGAGGCGGTAAGTGGAAGGCTATAAGTGGCTTTTCTTTTATTAAGCCCTTGCAAGACGAAGATATGTTTAAATTAAATAATGAAGTTATAGGTAAAGGCATTGTAAAGTATAGCGACGGTTATATAGAAAAAGGCGCATTAGTTTCTTTCAAACCTGGAGCTGAATATGAGTTTTTTATAGAAAATGAAAGACTGTATAGAGTTCCAAACAGACTTATTACAATTAAATATGAATATCAAGGAAACGAAAAAGAATATAATCCAAGCTGGTCACAAAGCAGTTGAGGAATTAATAAAGGTTGCTGAAGAAAAAATTATCACTAATACAGAAGATGATGTTTCAGCTGATAGACTTAAAAATGCCGCTGCGACTAAAAAGTTAGCTATATTTGACGCTTTTGAGATATTAACAAGGATACAAGAAGAAGAAGCTGTTTTAGAAAACAAACCAAAAGAAGAAAATAAAAAAACTTTTAGTGGTTTTGCAGAAAGGAGGTCTAAATAATGTACGAGCAGAGTTTATACAAAATAATTGAACCTGTAAAAATAAACACATTAAATAGACTTAATAAATCTAAAAAATGGAATTATGGCTACAATAAAGAAAATGACATTGTAGTTATTAGCAAAACAGGTCAGATAGGTGAAATATACGAAATACAAGGTCTTAAAATAGCGCTACCTAAGGCGCCGAAAAATTTAATTAAAGGCAACGACAGGTGGGAGGCTAAAGAGTGCCCTAAAGAGCTTAAAAACATTAACAGTATATTCGAATGGAGAGATTATCCAGAAGAATTTAAAGCTAAATGGGAAAATTACATAGATAATGAGTTTAAAAAACGAGAAGAAGGTCATTGGTTCTATAATAGAGGCGTGGCTACTTACATTACTGGCACTCACTTTATGTACTTGCAGTGGTCCAAGATTGATGTTGGGAGACCAGAATTTAGAGAAGCAAACAGATTATTCTTTATATTCTGGGAAGCTTGTAAAGCCGACTCACGATGCTATGGAATGTGCTACCTCAAAAACAGACGATCTGGATTTTCTTTTATGGCGAGTGGAGAAACCGTTAATATGGCGACCATATCCAGCGATTCTAGGTTCGGAATATTGTCTAAGTCAGGAGCTGATGCTAAAAAAATGTTTACAGATAAAGTCGTACCAATATCGGTCAACTATCCGTTCTTTTTCAAACCAATCCAAGACGGTATGGATAGACCAAAGACGGAATTGGCTTATAGGATTCCAGCATCAAGACTTACTCGTAAATCTATTCAAAACAAATCAAATGATGAAATACTTGAAGGGCTCGACACCACAATTGACTGGAAAAATACTGGTGACAATTCCTACGATGGGGAAAAACTAAGATTATTAGTACACGACGAAAGTGGTAAATGGGAGAGGCCTGATAATATATTAAATAACTGGAGAGTTACTAAAACTTGTTTAAGATTAGGTTCAAGGATTATAGGTAAGTGCATGATGGGTTCAACGTCAAACGCTTTAGACAAAGGTGGAGAAAATTTTAAAAAACTATATTATAACTCCGACGTTACTAAACGAAACCGGAATGGACAGACTAGCTCAGGACTATATTCTTTGTTCATACCTATGGAATGGAATTACGAAGGATTCATTGATTCTTATGGGTTACCTGTTTTCAATACTCCTGAAGAACCAGTTGAAGGACCATACGGTGATTTAATTGATGTAGGTGTTATAGAGCATTGGGAAAACGAAGCTGATGGACTTAGAAGTGATCAAGATGCTTTAAACGAGTTCTACAGACAGTTTCCAAGAACTGAAGAGCACGCGTTTAGAGACGAAACTAAAAATAGTATATTTAATTTAGTTAAAATATACGAACAAATAGATTATAACGAAGATTTAAGAAACACAAGCATTATTACCACTGGAACGTTTCAATGGGAGAATGGTGTGAAAGATACTAGAGTAAAATTTGTACCAAATCCAAACGGTAATTTCAATATCACTTGGGTTCCTAGTTATGATTTACAAAATAAACAAATAATAAAAAATGGTATTAAGCACCCAGGTAATGAACATATAGGTGCTTTTGGTTGTGATAGTTATGATATATCTGGAACAGTAGATGGTAAGGGATCTAAAGGTGCTTTGCATGGTTTGACTAAGTTCAGTATGGAAGACGCACCGCCAAATACATTTTTTTTAGAGTACATAGCTAGGCCACAAACTGCTGAAATGTTTTTTGAAGACGTATTAATGGCTTTAGTTTTTTATGGCATGCCTTTGCTCGCAGAAAATAACAAGCCGAGACTTTTGTATTATTTGAAAAGAAGAGGTTATAGAGGTTATTCAATGAATAGACCAGATAAACTTTGGAACAAACTGTCTATAGCTGAAAAAGAAATAGGTGGTATACCTAACTCTAGTGAAGACATAAAGCAAGCTCACGCTGCGGCTATAGAATCTTATATAGATAAATACGTTGGATTAAAACCAGATGCTCAATATGGAGATATGTATTTTAATAAAACACTAAATGATTGGGCTAAGTTCGACATAAACAGAAGAACAAAGTTTGATGCTACTATAAGCTCTGGTTTAGCTATAATGGCTTGCAATAGACATTTATATAGACCTGTAGCTAAAATAGAAAAACAACCAATAAATATAAAAATCGCTAGATATACCAACAGCGGGAATATATCAAAAATAATGAAATAAATATGGCTGAGTCAGTTGTAAAAAGTTTTTTTCCTAGTCAAGTTGCTAGTGATCAAGAAAAAGCCTCTTTTGAGTATGGCTTAAAAGTTGGTAGAGCTATTCAAGATGAATGGTTTAAATCTACTAACGGTGTTAATAGATATAAAAGTAATCAAAATACTTTTCATAGATTAAGACTATACGCTCGAGGTGAGCAGAGTATACAAAAATATAAAGACGAATTATCTATAAACGGTGATTTATCTTATTTGAATTTAGACTGGAAACCAGTACCTATTATACCTAAGTTTGTTGATATTGTTGTTAATGGTATATCTGAAAGAGCTTTTGATATAAATGCATATTCACAAGACCCATATGGTGTAAGTAAAAGAACAGCATATATGGAATCTATTATTCGTGATATGCAAACAAAACAAATAAACGAATACGTACAAGAAAATTTAGGTATTAATTTATTTGAAAATAATCCAGCTACTTTGCCAGAAACAAAAGAAGAGCTTGAGCTTCATATGCAGCTTACGTATAAGCAAAATATTGAGATAGCACAAGAACAAGCTATTAATGTTTTATTAGAAGGTAATAAATATGATTTAACTAGAAAAAGAGTTAACTATGATTTAACCACTATAGGTATTGGAGCTGTTAAAAATAGATTTACACAATCAGAAGGAGTTGTTGTTGATTACGTAGATCCAGCTTACATGGTATATTCTTACACAGAGTCACCGTATTTTGACGATATATATTACGTTGGTGAAATAAAATCAGTTCATATTAACGAGCTTAAAAAGCAATTTCCTGAGTTAACTAATGACGATTTAGAAAATATTAGCAAAACTGCTTTTCAAAACAATGGTTTTTACGATAGAACAATAGCTAATTACGACGAAACAGATTCTAATACAGTTCAAATATTGTACTTCAATTATAAAACATACATGAATGAAGTATATAAGGTTAAAGAATCTTCTACTGGCGCTGAAAAAATATTAATTAAAGACGATCAATTTAACCCACCTCAAGAAATACTTGAACAATATGGTATACAAAAAATTGGTAGATCTTTAGAAGTTTTATACGAAGGTGTTTTAGTTTTAGGTACAGATAAATTACTTAAATGGGAGATGGCTAAAAATATGCTACGACCTAAAAGTGATTTTACTAAAGTTAAAATGAATTATAGTATATGTGCGCCTCGCATGTATAAAGGACAAATTGAGTCATTAGTTAGCCGTATAACTGGCTTTGCTGATATGATTCAATTGACTCATTTGAAGTTGCAGCAAGTGCTATCACGCATGGTGCCAGATGGTGTTTATTTAGACGCTGATGGTTTAGCTGAAGTTGATCTTGGTAATGGAACTAACTATAATCCACAAGAGGCATTAAATATGTTCTTTCAAACAGGATCTGTAATTGGTAGATCATTTACGCAAGAAGGTGATTTGAATCCTGGTAAAATACCTATTCAAGAAATAGCAAGTGGCTCTGGTGGTAATAAAATACCACAGCTTATAAACACTTATAACTACTATCTACAGATGATTCGTGACGTAACGGGTCTTAATGAAGCTAGAGATGGTAGTACGCCTTCAAAAGACGCTTTAGTTGGCGTGCAAAAGCTTGCGGCTGCTAATTCAAATACAGCCACAAGACATATACTAACCGGCGGTTTGTTTATAACATCTGACTTAGCGGAAAACTTGTCACTTAGAATATCTGACATAATTGAATATTCTCCAACAAGAGATGCGTTTATACAGCAAATAGGTGTTCATAATGTAGCTACACTAGATGAATTAAGTGAGCTACATCTTTATGACTTTGGTATATTTATAGAGTTGCAGCCAGATGAAGAAGAAAAAGCAATGTTGGAAAATAATATACAAATGGCTATAGCTCAAAAGTCAATAGATCTAGAAGACGCTATTGACGTTAGAGAGGTTAAGAATATAAAACTTGCCAATGCATTATTAAAGCTTAGACGTAAAAAGAAAATGGAGCGCGATCAGTTGATGCAACAGCAAAATATTCAAGCTCAAGCGCAAGCTAATCAACAATCACAGCAAGTTGCTGCTCAACTAGAGGTTCAAAAACAAAACGCTTTAACTCAAAGTAAAATACAGTTAGAGCAAGCTAAAGCTAGTTTTGAAGCAGAAAAATTAATGAGAGAAGCTGAATTAAAGAAACAATTAATGGCTTATGAGTTTCAAATAAATATGCAGCTCCAAAAACAACAAGGTGAAGTTTTGTCTAGCAAAGACAGAATGAAAGAAGATAGAAAAGACGAAAGAACTAAAATACAAGCTACACAGCAAAGCGAACTTATAGCTCAAAGAAAAAACGATCTACCGCCAAAAAACTTTGAATCATCTGGGAATGACATATTAGGCAGTGGATTTGATTTAGGTTCACTATAACCCAGGTGATAATAACTAATAGTAATTATATAATATTTTATCATGGAAAACGAAGAAATTAAAGATTCTTTAGTTGAAGAGGTGCAACAAGAAGCACAGAAGCCTGTTACGCAAGAAGACGGCGTAATAAAGGTTGATTTAAGTAAACTAAACAAAACAAATCAAGATGCCGTTCAAGAACAAAGCACAGATGCAAGCGTGCTACGCAGCACAGACGAAAGCGCAGAAAGCAGGGAAGAAACCAACTTGGAATTGCAAGAAGTGGTTGAAGAAAACTCCGGGCAGCGTGTTGAAGATGTGCGGAGTGAAGCACCGGTAGTTGAAGAGATTACTGAAGAAGAAGTACAAGAGCAAACAGAGCGATTAACAGAAGATATTGCTGACGCTATTCAAGAGCAGAAGCAA